GAGGCGCTGAAGGGATTGCTGACTAGAGAAAAGAAAAATGCCCGTGTGCCTAAGCTGTTTTGTATGCAGATGCAGTCACAGATAGACACGACGCAATGGGTATTAGAAAAGTTTCCTAAGATCAAGCGTATAGTGTTACCCGCCTACGACAACGGCAAGGTACAGCCGAAAGAGCTAGCAGCACACTATGTAGACGGTCTTATGAACCCACGACACATGAATCAGGACTTCCTAGACGGCAAGAAATTGCAACTAGGCGACTTGCAATTCTTAGCAGAGTATGGCCAAGACTGTGAAACGTCCGAGGGTTATATGTATAAATTGCAGAAGGTGCAGGAGATGGAACTCAAAGGAATCGAGATTGCATGTGCGGATCCTGCAGACGACGGCGAATGCTATCAAGCATCTGTCTTCGCGAATATACACAGCAACGCGATCTGGGTGCACGATATAATATACACGCAGAAGGACTCAGACGACACGATCCCACGCAACATTGAGAAGGCACGTAAGTATCACCCGTATGCCTTCTACATAGAGAAGGATGGCATGGGCAACCTGTACGGCAAAGGAGTGAAGGCGGGCTACGCCTTAGTGATACAGTTCAACGCGAAGGGCAACAAGGACGACCGGATTTACTCGAAGCATAACATCGTCAACAAGTATTGTCGCTTCCATGCTAATTCGCCGCACCTCGAATACGAAAATGCGATCAACAGTTTAGTAGGCTACAAGAAGGTAGGCGACAACAAGTATAAAGACATTCAAGACGTATTGACGTCTCTAGTAGACATAGCTATCAAAAACCACTTAATCAACATATACGACCATGCCTAGAATCATCTGCCCATGCTGCCAATCTGCTCTCGGAACTAATACAAACGGCGTAGTAGCCTTTAACCAAATGAAATCGTTGTCTATGATCGAGATTGACCTAAACAACCGTAAGATCGAACTGAAGTGCCACAGCTGTCACAATTGGTTGTTATGGCTCGATAATGTCTTGTCTATAAACCATAAACGGAAAGGAGCAGACTTGTTACACAGCTATGATAAACGTTAAAGTTTTGTTAAAGCTGAAAATATATAATTTCAGTCAGACTGAAAATAGTATCTTTACAGTATCAAAATAACAAATACTTAGAAATTATGACACTAGTAAAAAAACTTACGATCGCTTTAAACATGTTTAAGTCTCTTAACAAATGTTACACTACTAAAGAGAGTACTGAATTCGTTACCTTGAGAGCTGAAATCATTGCAAGCGGAGTAGACGTTGTAGAATTTGACACTTTAATGAATACTATTTTCGATAAATAAGATCATGACAAAGCAAGTACTAATAGACGTACGTCAAAACTCAGCTAAGCCTTGGATAGGAGTGTCTAGGCTGCTTGCATTACATCAGCAGATCAAAAACTACTCCTTAGCGTTACAAGGTAAAGAAAACCTAATCAAACGGACTGGATCTATCTTAGTATCGTTAGATGTGCGTACTGAAGACATGGGTATGGATGGCGAAATAGGGACTGGAAAGTTCGACGATGCAGGTAAACCGGTTACTACTACGCACAAGAAACAATTAGAGGAACAACTGCGAGACACTAGCCTAGGAAATGGATCTAAGGGTATTATGTTCTCTACTTTGCCCTTAAAATCAACACCGTTGTCCTCTGGGTTAGAGTCGATCAACTTCGACAACCTATCTATAGAAGATGCGCGCCAAATTCTGAACAAGTTTAACTTGCCTAAGGAATTTCAAAACTTGACTAAAGAGTCTGCAAAATTCTTGAACCGTCAAATGGCGATGATAGAAGTTATCCAGAACACTATAGAGCCTTTAGCAGATTCATTCTGCGATAAAATCCGATCTTATTACAGACACGATAATAAGATCAAGATCGATTTTTCTGAACTTCCAGTATTCAGCCAAATAGCGAAGGCTAAAATCGAAACTAATCAAGCCGCATACGATCTCTACAGCCAAATGCTTAGAGAGGAAAGAATAACAGAACAAGAATTTCTTAAAATCATGAAAGACTATGGGATCATCTAACAAATCAGGCAGAGCAGGCGATAACAATGAGGAAATCAAAAGAATCGCAAAGGCAACCGGCGACAAGGCGCTCGCTAAGAGAATTAAAAAGAATGAAGATAACGATAATACTACCAACAAATGGCCAAACTAAAAATCAAAAAATTCTCTACTGACAGCGAGACCTTCAAATGGTTAGCAGAGAATCAGCAAATGCTCAAAGCGCAAAGACGTGCTAAGAACAAAGAAACTGACGGAATGGGCTTGCACTTTACGTCTTTTGCCGTAGACGAGAAAGGCGAGCGCATTAAAGCAGAGGCAGGAGGCTTACCAGTGCAAAACACAGGCAAGATCCGTGTGAAGGTAATTATTAACGCTACGAACATTCTAGACAGCCACCGCGACCTACATGTCAAAGGCATCTGGAAGAAGTCATTGCAAGAAAAATGTTTCTTGTACTTATGTGAACAACATGAGCTGACTTTTAGAGGCATCATATCTGACCAGGTGAAAGCCTATACTCAGGTATTTACGTTTAAGGAATTAGGCGTAGACTTCGAAGGCGATTGCGAATGTTTAGTATTCGACTGTATAATCGAAGAAAGACGTAATAAATTTATGTACGATCAATATTTTGACGGCAACGTACGCAACCACTCTGTGCGTATGCAGTATGTACGCGAATATTTTTGTATGAATTCAGAAGACCCTGAGCATACACAGTACAAAGAGAACTATGACAAATACGCGCCGATGGTTGCAAACCAAGAAGCGCTAGACCGATATAAATGGTTTTATGCAGTAATAGAAGCAAAGGTAGTAGACGAAGGTTCTGCCGTTGTGAAGGGTAGTTGTTTTGCAACTCCTACTATGTCTGTAGAAGCCGTAAAAGCTATCAAAATGAAACTGTACGCCGATTCGTCACCTGCAGATGATTTTGAAGAAAAAAACGAGACGCCGCCAAATAGCACCTCTCAGCCAGACGAACAAAAAAAGTATTATTATCACAATTAAAACAAGGACACAATGAGCAAATTCATTAAAAAATCGTTCGAAGAAGTTCAAAAATTAGACCCTACAGATGCGGCTAAATACTTCCAAGAGAAAGAAGAGCACGACGCTGCCGTAGTAAAGCAAGAACGTGACGCAGCCATCAAAGAGGCAATCGAGGCTTTCACTAAGTCATCAGATGAAAAATTGAAGTTAGTACAAGACGCTTTAGCTGAAGCTGTGAAAACCGCTGCGACTTTAGAGGAAACTGTAAAAACACAAGGCGAAGCTTTAGCTAAGCAAGCATCTATGCCAAGCGTAGAAGGAAATGGAATGGCTGTAGCCGTGAACGTGAAAGAGCAATTAGAAGCGTTGCACAAATCTACTAACGCTGGTACGGTATCTGAGAAGGTACAGGTTAAGGTAGCAGATTCTGCAGACACTGCAATCGCAGTAAATACGCACAACTCTATTGCTGGTGCTATCGGTGCTGTAGGAAACTACTTCGCACAGTTAATCCCTGGATTTTCTAAGAAACCAGTTCCTACGTCGAATATCCTCGACTATGTAGATGTATTGCCTTTAGATTCTGACCGTATCGTATCTATCTCTCAAACTGAGACTGTGAGCATCTTAGTGACTGCAGAGTGCGACATCAAACCAAAATCTAATGTAGTATGGGCTGCGATCGATGCTTCGGCAGAGGCTGTAGCAACAACGTTTAAGACGACTACTAAGATGCGTCGTTTCTTCCCTATGTTCGTTAAGGCGTTCATGGACACGTTGAAAAGCTACTTCGACAAGAAGATCCCACAATTAGTATTGGCTCAAATCCGTACTAACGGTACAGCATTTACTGCAGTGCCTGCACAGGTAACTTTAGAAGCGCCTAACAAATGGGATGCTATCATCGCAGTAATCGCTAGCCAAATCAAGTTAGGATATAAGCCAAACTTAGCTAAGATCTCAATCTTTGCATGGGAGGATATTATCACTAAGAAAGCGTCTGACGGCCACTACATGTTACAAAACAACGGATCGATTAACCTAGCACAGAAAACCGTTACCTTCGGTGATGTAGTAGTTAAGATCGATGCAGACGTAGAAATCGGAGACGACGAATTGATCGTAGCGGATTTTAACGAGTGCGTGAAAGTTGGATTAGACAACAACTTGATGTACATGGAATACTTTGCAAACGATGACGGTGATAAAAACTTGAAATCTCACTTACTTGAGAAATTTATCGCTATCATCTGTCCGGTAGCTACTCGTACGGGTATCACTGTAGATACGTTCACAAACGTAATCGCAGCTATCACAGCAGAGCCAAGCGCAGAATAAGAAACAACAACAGACTGGCCTAGCAATAGGCCAGTTAATTAAATAACTAAATAATACAATCATGTCACAAGTAAAAGAAACAGTTACATTGCAAAGCATCTACGAAGGCTATGCAGCAAAGGCAAAAAAAGACGGTAAAGACGCAGAGGTTAATATCTCTAAACGTTTCGACATCACGTTCATTGAAGACTTCCGAGGCTTCAAGAAAGGAGCTACTGCTTCAGTATCTTTCGTAATGAGAGATTACTACGTAGCAAACAAAGTAGCTAAGGCTGGAAAGGCTAAGGCTTCAGACGCTCCTGCGAACGAAGACACTGACGACGGCTTACTATAATCTATAACTTTTAAATCTGCTATACCATGCTTTTCATAACTCCAGATATGTTTGAATACGAACCAGTACAAATTGCCAACGTCTTAGAAAACGGTGACAAGAAGACTGCTGTAATTCGATTCATAGCAACTTATGAAAAGCGTGGTTTAGTAGAATTATTAGGAGACTGTCTAACTAAGGAGTTGTACGATAGCTTTGAATTAGTATCTAGTGCCTCTAAGTACACGCTAAAGGCAAACGCCACGCAAGCGATAAAAGACTTAGTAGAAGGCAAGGAATATGACAAGCCTGAAGACAGCGACTTTAACAACGTAATCGTATGGGACTTGAATTGGGCTGGCTGTGGCTGTGGCTGTGGCGAAGACGGATGCACTAAACGGTATTGGAAAGGAATAGTACAAGAAGACAAGTTTCTCTTAGGCACCGTGCTAAAGAGTGCAAAACGAAGCTTTTTAGGCGACTACATCTACTACCACCATTCGTATGTAAACCGATCTCAGACTACTGGTACAGGTCAAAAAGTAGTAGAGGGCGAGAACTCTACGTCTGTACAGAATTTTTCTAAGCGCATAGACCGGTATAACGAATTCGTATTTCAGGTCTTAGGACGTGCAAACGAAACGTCGTTATATCAGTTTTTAAGCGAGAACAAAGCAGACTATCCTACCTGGTCGCCTAACTGTAACCTAAGATTTAAAGAGAAGTACTAATGCAAAATATCGAATTAGCCCTTTCTACAGTCTTCAATTACATCGGTGACGACTACGAATATCCGAAAGGAATTCTAGAGGAGGTAGACAACGTAATGGTCGAATCGAGTTTCATAAGAGACGACTTCAACCCTACGCTGACGATTAGGAACCCATTTGAGGGACAAACACCTACTCCTGTGAACTTCATGTGCGGCACTCAAAAAGAGTTGAATCTGTGGCTCCAGAATAAGCAAGACAAATACCCTCTTATATGGTTAGTATATCCGTTAACAGAAAATAACGAGCCAGGGCAACCCGTATATACCTATCCTAAAGCGCGATTAGTATTTGCTATAAACAACGATTCTGCGAAAGAAGTACAGACGCGGATCCAAACTACTCGGTACGTATTAAGTCAATTGACTGAAAAGTTCAAAGGCTTAATGAGACAATCTGCCTTCACTCGTTTTTTATCTCTAGATAAAAAATCTGGTACATCTGAAAAGTTTTATCCTAACTATTCAGCTAAACGTGACCAAGAGAATCAGGCAGTTAGCGCATCTACAGACATCTGGGATGCGATTACATTCGATTGTACACTGTTGTACAATCCAAAATGTTTTAGAATAATTATTAAACAACCTTAAATACCCGATAATATTATGGCTATCATAAACGGAAAGTTAAATTGCGGATCAGGAGCTACAGGCACTTGGTTTGACGGCTGTAAGATCGTAATGAAAGAAATTTCAAAGGCGTTCTTACTAAGCCCCCTTGCTGACATCGACTTAGCAGCAGGCGATTTTGATGAGGCAGCGCGTGCGTTACTTATCAAAGATCGTAAACTAGTATCTTTGAATGACATCTTACAGGTGACTGAAGCAGGTGCTAAGAACAACTATCAGACGTTGCCGAACAAGAAAAAAATCTACGTATCTCAAGGGCTCTACGAGTTCATGATGCAGTTCGAGGCGAATGTATGTTTAGTAGAGGCTTTACACTCTCTAATCAAGAAAAAATGGAAATTGTTATTGTTAGACACTGAAGGCAAATTGTTCTTCGATAACAAGAACGGCAAATTGAATGGCTTCGACTTAGCAATGCTAAGCGTAGACAACGAAACCGTGAACGACGGAGGAGGCGCAATTGCAATGGTGACGTTGAATGCACAATTCACACAAGACGGTACTGCAGGCTACAACACTCGTAGAAGTTTTATGATCTCAGACGAGTTCTTCGACATCAACGGTGTACAAGACGTAGTAATCGAGCCAGCTACAGGGTACCCTGGAGCCTTAGCCTTCGCTACTGCAGCGGTAAGAGTTTTTGCAGGTTGCGACGGTACTACTCCTGTTTCAGGATTAGATTCTGCAAACTTCCGAGTACGTGTTGCATCTACTGGTGTAGTAGATCCTGCTACTGTGACAGAAGTAGAAGACGGCTTATACGTATTCACAGGAATAGCGGCTGCAGGCGATACTTTATTTGATCTATGGGATGCTGTAAACGGTAGCCCTGTGACAGATTTAGATTCTGTTCAGTTCTTCAAATCTAACGTGCTGACTCAAACTCTAGTATAGTTATTTTTTTTATGTTGTTATTGTTTGAAAACCCTCTCTCAGGAGGGGGTTTTTTATAAAGCTAGTAATATATGGACTTCTTTAAATGGGCAGATTCTTTAGACCAGTTATCTATTTCTGACCTGTTAGACAGATTACAAACAGAGCTAGAAGAAGACGACGAAGTATTGTATTTACAGATTAAGCAATGGGACATAGGAGAAGACGCGAAGGGATTAGTACTAGGCTACTATTCATACATGTCAGAAATTCTGTCATACGGTCGAAAGCTGCAAGGCGATCGATACAACTTATTAAACACAGGCGCCTTTAGGGCAGGCACATATTTAACTGGCTTTGAAAGAGACAACGATATATCGTTTTTATTTGATAGCTCAGACCCTAAAACTTCAATTCTGCTAGACGAAATATCAGACGACATCTTCGGCTTACAAGAAAAGAATTTACAACGATTTACGACGATAGCAGTCGACAAGGCTATAAAGATATTAAACCAACTTTTAAAAATATAACTAAATGAGCTGTAATTGTAGAAAGGCAGACGGTTTTAACGAAAAGTTAAATGCTGCAAAGATCGCGACTAAAAAGACAGGAGTAGAACATGTAGTATACGTACACAAGGCGACTATGTCTGTATGGATGCGTAGAGAAATTGATTTGACTAAAGATCTGAAAATATGCTGTTATTTCAAATCAGACGGTACAGAAGTAGAGTTTACAAAGGCTAAACAAAAATCTCTTGCAGACGCAAAGAAAAAAGAAGTCGCATCCTTAACTAAAACCGTAAACAATGGAGACCT